AGGCGGTTGACGCGGGTCTTGCCCAGCACCGTCTCGATCGCGTAGACGTACTCGGCCTTGTCGTTGGCGTTGTGCTTGACGGAGATGCCCGCCTCCCACGAGCCTGTGACGTTGTCGGCGCCGTAGACCTGCTTGAGGACCTGGAGGTTCTGCTCGATGAAGGTCATGTGCTGCTGCTCCTCGTGGGAGGTGTTCATCACGAGCACCTTGTCGCCGCCCCATGCCTTGAAGTCCTGGTTGTCGTCTGAAATCTCCTGCTCGGAGCCGTCCTCGCTGATGAAGCCGAGGCACTGGAACGCCTCGTTCAGCGCGGTAGTTGCGTCGGTGGGCAGCGTCGTGCCCGCCGGGGCCACGAAGACCGCGCCGCCGGACTTCGGCTTCGCCACGAAGACGTTAGAGGAATCGTTTGCCATTTCGGCACCTCCTGTATTCGGTTGTCGTTTGATGTAGTTCGGTTACCGCGGGTCGACCAGCAGGTCGTAGACGAGCTGCCAGCGGGGCTCCCCGCCCTCGCCCGGAAACCAGTAGTCCGAGTTCTTCTCCGCCCTGTAGCACCACCACTCGGATGGCAGCGCGTCCATGGCCGCCTCGGCCTCGAGCGCGAGGTCGGCCGCCTGCGAGCGCGTCGGCGCCCAGCACTGGACGGCCACGGTGGGCTTGTCGATCACGAGCTGCTCCTTGCCCCCGCCGGTCCTGCCGACGGTGACGAGCAGGTCGGGCCTGGGGTTGGGCACGTCGGCGTGAACGGACACGTCCAGCGCGCCTGACAGGTAGGCCACGAGGGCCGCTTCGACCTTCATGGGCTACCTCCCCGCGCTAAGCGACCTGAGCAGCGAGTTGTGCTTGGCGTTGGACGCCATGCTCCTCGCGTCGGTGGTCTTGACCATCGCGTGGGCGCGCGTCCTCCCAGGCTGCACGTCGGCGACGTAGCGGCCGCTGCCGAACGTCTCGGCCTGGGTCTGTATGCGCTTCGCCCTGGACAGCAGGTCCGCCTGCACCGACTCGCTGTTGCGGTAGGCGATGCAGCCGGGTATGTTCATCTTGACCCTAACCTTCGACATGCTCGACCTCGCATTTCGTGTCGTAGTCCATGAACCCGTAGACCCTGTAGCGGTCAACGTGCCCGATGACGCGGCACCTGTGGCCGCGGACAATTACGTGGCAGCCGTCCAGCTGCCCCGCGTAGGTCTTGGGGAAGTACAGCGTGTACGCGACCTCCCTGCCCTGCGGGCGGTTGTCCTCCCCCGGCTCGGACTGAGCGCCGGGGACCACCAGCACCCCCTGCACCGCCTCGGACTGCTCGGTGAACACTGGGGCGTTGAGGTCATCGCGGCCGGTCTCATCGCGGGACACGACCACGACCTCCTCGGATAGCGTCCCGATCATCTCCACTCACCGACCTTGGGCTCGACGGAGCCGACGCGCATCCCGCCGATGCCGAGGGACTTGCGCTCCGATGGCAGCAGCTTGAACGCGCCCGTCGGGTTGTAGAACGACCAGGAGTTTGAGAACGGGCCGACGGTGACGCTCGACTGGGAGACCCCGCCGAGCACGTCGGCGGAGCCTGCCATGTCGTGGACGAGCCTGCAGCTGATCCTCTTGAGGTTCGACTCCTGCAGCTCGTCATCCTCGTCGACCTCGATTCCCGATCGGAGGAGCTCCCCTTCGAGGAAGGCGCCGGCGTCATCGAGAAGGACCCGGCACCTGTCCGGGTCCGACGGGGCGCCGTACCTCGCCGTGTAGTCGGCCACGCTCGCGAACGCGGTCACTTCGCTCCCCTCAGGGCTGCGACCAGGTCGGACTTCTTCATGCGGGGCTGGGTCTCGATTCCCCGCTCCCCGCACATCGCGACCAGCTCGCGGACCGTCATGGTCGCGTAGTCGGGTTCCTCTTTCGGGGGCTTCTTCGCCGCTCCGGGCGCGTCCAGGAAGCCGTCCGCAGCGAGCTCCGCCACGGTCTCCTCGCTTCCCTCGAACACCTCGCCCTTGAGGTAGATGCGGCCGGTCTCCGAGTGGAGGAACGCCTTGATTGCCTTAGCTCTCATCGAAGCCCCCTATCCCGTCTAGGCCGTGGTGCCGGTGGTGCCGGTCGGCTCCACGTAGGTCATCGAGCCCTTGACGATGTAGTCGGTGATCTCCGGGATGAACTTGCAGCCGCGGACCAGGTAGGTCTCTGCGGAGCCGTAGTCGTAGCTCGGGTCGTGGTGGACGCCGACCAGGCCGAGGGAGTTGGTCTCGTAGACGAGGCCGGCCTCGCCCAGGGTGCCGAAGTCCAGGCCGTAGACGTGGATATTCTCGACCGGGGTGGCGTAGACCGAGCCAGAGCTGACCTTGTTGGTCAGAAGGACGTTCTCGACGCCAAGGAAGTTCTCCAGGTAGGTCATGCCGAAGGTGTCCTGCGTTGTGATGGCGGCGTTGGCCAGGTAGGCTGCCGCGTCCTGGCGGTTGACGAAGTAGACGATGCGGCCGCCCTCGTCGCCCTTGGACTCGAGGACGTCGCCGAGCTTCGCCGACGTGTAGGCGAGCAGCGCCTGCAGGCCCCAGGTGGCCGACTCGGACTCGGGTGCGGCGATGGAGGTGCCGTTCGCCAGGAACGAGAAGAACTCGCTCAGGATGGCGGCACGCATCTGCTGCTGGGCCTTGCGGTCGGTGCGCAGCACGGCGTTCTCGTAGCCGCCCTTGAGGATGGCCTGCGCCGTGGTCTGCTTGGCGTACGGGTAGAACTCGACCTCGCCGATCTGCTCCTTGGTCACGGTGTACTTGGAGCGGGCGATGAAGTCGCCCTCGGTGTAGCTGGTGCCAGACGTGCCGTTGCTGTCTGCCGCGGCGCCGTCGAGCAGCGAGCCCTCGACCTTGTACTGGTAGAGCGCGGTGCCCGCGGCCATGGTCTGGGCCGGGAACAGGCCGACGATCTCGACCAGTCGGTCGTACTCCTGCTCGAAGGTCTTGACGAACTCGACGTCGAGGGCCTTGACGGTGTCCTGCGCCTTGATGGTGTTGGAACGAACAGCCATGTGTTGTCCTCCTTAATCGTAAAGGTGTATGTTCTGGGCGCGCTTCCTCACGCGCTCCAGCGGGTCTTTGATGGACTCGATGTCCTCCTTGGTGACGCCCTTGACGGGAATCTCCCCCCGGTCGTTCACCTGCGGGTACGCCGGGCGCGCCGGCACCCGCGTCTTCAGGAACTCGGCGTTCTCGTAGACGTCGCCGCTCATGCGGACGAGCGTGTCCTCGTCGACGCCGAACTCCCTCGCGGCCTTCTTGACCGCCTCATCGTGGGCCTGCTTCTCCTTGAGCGCCTTGAGCTCGGCCTCGGCGCTCTCGGCGCGCTCGGTTGCCTTCTGGAGGTCGCTCTTGCGCTCCTCCTCGGCTGCGTCGAACGCGTCGGCCTTGGCCTTGTTCTCCTTGGCCCTCGCCTCCCACTTGCGGGCTTCCGCCTTCCAGTCCGTCGTGTCCGCGGGCGCAGCTTGCGCCTGCGCCTTCGGCTCAGGGTCCGTCGCGGCCTGCGCCTGCGGCTCCTGAACCTGGACTTCCTCCTGCAAGGTATCGACCTGCTCCTCGGCCATGGTTGGCCTCCTTCCTGCCCGTGCGGGCAATAAAAAAGGCCCCGTGCGGGGCCTGCGTGTAGGAACCTATGCCCCCAATTGACGGGCATAGGGCATGAAAAAACCCGCGTCCGTGCGGATCGCGGGTTGATTCCGTGGTTATGGGCGCAATGCTACTTCTTCGCCTTCTTGGGCTTCGCCTTGCGCCTCGTCTCGGCGTACTGCCCCCTGGTCATGGAGCCTCCGCGCTTCTTGACGTTCCCCGAATCGTCGTTCGTCATAGTCTTCGGGAGCATGCTGTCGGCCATCGCGTACCTCCTATCTCAAGGGCTTGACCGTCCAGTTCGTATTGTACCTGAAACCGTACAGGCCGGCGTTCGCTGTAAGCCACTCGTTTACTCCGGCCGTCGCCTCATCGGCCTGTCCCCTCACGTTGAGGTACGTCATGGCGTCCGTGCGCCTGTCTTCCTTTCTGAACGCCCTCGTGTAGGCGGTCGCGAAGTTCTTGACGTCGCGTTTCCCGCCGCCGACGTATTCGAGCTCGAAATACGATCCATCGCCCGCCATGACCCTGAACTTCGTGGGGAGGGCGTACGGATATGACAGGTTGCCGCGCGGCCCGCATTGCGCCTTGTTGACGTATCCCTTCACGTCGGCCGGCGAGAATATCTGAATCTGCCCGCCGTCTAGATCGTACGGGTGGACGTGGAGGTCGGTGAAGTCGATGCCGTCAAGGGAGCCGCCCTTCGTCTTGATGTCGATCGAGTCCTGCCTTGGGTAGCTCGCCACCGCGTTCGAGCGCCACTGGGACACCATCACGATGGGCTTCCCGTCGGGGGTCAGAACGACGTGGGTTTCGTACCCCCTCGAAGCTAGGAAGACCTCGATTTCCTCCGCGCTGTAACCGCTGTAGTCATCGGGGTCGAGGCTGATGTGCCCGTCGGGGCCAATCAGCGCGTTCATGCTGCTCGGGTAGTTTCCCGCCATCGTGTGCGTCAGGTCGCCCGACCTTATCCTGTCCAGGGTTGAAGTCATCGACGGTTTCGACTTTACCATTGGGCCTCCTGGCAAAACAAAAGCGCCCCGAGGGGCGCCGTCTCGCGATTACTATGTTTTCCCGCTAGGAGATGTCGTTCAGGCACTCCCAGCAGTGCTTGTAGGTCACCTTGTGGAACATGAGGTCGCCGTCCACGTTCACCCACCTCTTGAGGCAGAAGCTGAACGGGCGGTCGGGGCAGTGCGCCAGCATCGTGCACTTGCGCGCGGCCCTCTCCATCACCTCGTCGGGCGGGAACTCCTTGAGCTTGTACTCGTCGGCGCTCATTCCGGCCACTTCCCTGTCTCCAGGTAGACCCTCGCGCGCTCTTGCTCGCGTTCGAGGTCCAAGCCGGTCATGCGCTCCATCTTTTTCACGCGCAGCGAGTCTCTGTCCCATGACAGGGTCTCTTTAGCAATGGTCTCATCGATCGATTTCATGTAATCCACCATGTCACACCTCCTCGACATCTATGAACATGATGTATTCGCCGTAAGCCTCGACGTATTCCCTATGGGTTCCGAGCACCCTGTGCTTCCTCGTCCTGGAAACAAGCCACTCCTGTTCCTCAGGGCTGCTGGAGATGTCAGAAATCTTTGCTGCGTGCTTCCCGTTTTGGATGACGAACATTACCGGCACGGAGTCTTTCCCTGTTCTCTCCTTGAGCGCGAGCGCGTAGTCCTTCCTGAACGCGTACTTCGCAGACTCGCTAATGCTCTCGCTCCATGAGGACGTTCCGCTCTGGTCGAAAACGAACCCTTCGACATATCTCGAAACGTCGTCGGCAGGCATCTGAATACCCCTAAATAGTATACCAAATTCCTGCTCGTTTTTCAACGTTGCTTCTTCTATAATTTGCCCCATGACCTGGTACTTTTCAGTATCTTCGCCTAAATCCACGCCCTGTTGGACCATCCTCACATAGCCAACCGGACCGACCTCGTATCCGAACCTTTCGTCATACTTCGTCTCGTCGACTACATAGGCATCTATCGCCCTGATTTCATCATCGGAAAACCCGGAGGATGCGGATTTGTTAATGGTCGTAGTCATGCTGTTCTTCGACTTCACCATCAGCGCCTCGTCCTCCTAACGTCGGCGAACTGGCCCTCGAGCGCGTCTATCCACGCGACCTGGTCAAGGCGGACGTTCATGCTGTACACCCGCGAGCCGCCCGCGTACGACTGGGCCTCCCTCCTCGACGGGGTAACAAACGTTCCCTGATCTATCGGATGCGAGCTGTAGACCTCTATCCGGCCTTCCCTTATGGCGTTCTCGGCATCCACGTACAGGAAGTCGGGCGTCCAGCTCTCGTCGTGCCTCGAGCCGATGACACCCTCCATGTCCGCCTCGACGGCCTCCTGGAAGGTCAGGATGTCGTCGACGGTGCGAATCCAGACGTGGTACTCGTCGGGCGCTGGGTTGCTCGCGAGGATGATGTCGAGCTGAGCCTCCTTATGGCCCGCCGCGACCCTGGCCGTCGTAGATGGTTTCGACTTAACCATTGCGCGTTATCCTCCTGAACTTCCTCTGGTCGGCCTCGGCCCCGCCCAGGTCGACGGTCTCGTTGAACCAGTCGCCCGTGCGCTCGCCGTACTCCGAGTCGATGGTCACGATCGCGTCGTACCCGTCGGCCCTGACCGCCGCGCTCAGCTCGCGCCCGGTCTTCCCGCCGTACATGTCGGAGACCGTCTTCTTCCAGCCCGCGGACGTGGTGGAGACGTGCTCGACCACGAGCGGGTTCGAGAACTCGATGTAGCCGCCCGTCCAGCCCTCGCCGAGCGGGAGCGACGCGAGGTCGCTCGTCGCGGAGACGTTCATGTAACGGCCCCTGGGCTCGATCTCCTGCCCCACGTCCATTCCGGCCGGCGCGGCCATCCCCCGCTCGTTGCGGTTGTACGAGAGCACCATCCGCTGCCCGGTGCGCGGCCTGCCGCCCGCGTAGTAGGAGGCCCTGGAGGCCGCTGCTGTCGCTGACACCTTCGACTTGACCATCTGCACCCCCAGACGGGAAAGGCCGCCTCAAGGGCGGCCTCGTTGCCTCTATGCTGTTGTTCCGTTATTGCTTAGGATGCTGGCGGGCGTAACGCTCTCGCCTCATGGCGTTCCAGCGGTCCTTGTTCTGCTCGTAGTACCATCCCCTCATGTTTTCGAGGGTGGCCTCCGTATTGACGTGGCCGTACTTGTCGTACTCAACGGCCCCGTAGTACTCTTCCTGGTACTGCTTGTGGTCGTAGCCCTCCAGGCTCCCCTCGAAGCTGGCGATGATGTCGCAGTCGCAGTTCTCGTGGTCGTGCCCGAACAGATCGGCCGACTGCTGCGTGTAGTAGACGAACCCTCGGCTGGCGAGCATTATGCAGAACGGGCAGGTCTCGTCACCCCTGGGCACCCTGGCCCAGCGGACGCCCCTGCCGGCCCTCCCGTCGCGCCTGCAGTTCGCAACGATCGTGTCCGAGGCCGCCTTCTTCACGTACCTCTTGACCGAGGCCATGCACTGGGCCCTGAAGCCGTCGGCGTCGATCACGCCGCCCCACAGGTGCCTCGCGGCGTACCTTACGGAGGCGGCGACCTGGTCGAGCTTCGGCTTGTCGGGCGTCTGGGACTCGGGGACGTTCACCCCCTCCTCCTCGGCCATCTTCGCGTAGAACTCGCCGGCGAGGAAGGCCGCGATGTCGCAGTAGACGTCGAGCACCTGGTGGATGTACAGGATGACGGCGTTGCGCTGCGCCTTTCGGGTCTCGTAGTCGACGAGCCAGTCGAAGCTGTCTATGTAGTCGGCCACCATCTGGCACGCCTCGGCGTACTGCTGGTCGAGCGAGGCGGTGTAAGCCTCGTAGGTTTCCCGCGAGATCATCGCGCCACCTCAGCGGGGCCTGCTACCTCCTCGGGAATCTCGATGTCGTCGGGGTTGCCGTCCTGGACGGAGAGTATCCTCTGGGCATCCTCGCCCTCCACGCCGAGCGACTGGAGCATGCGCAGCGCGACCTGCTGGTTTATTGCCCCCCGGTTGAAGTCCTTCACGATGCTCATGATGCGGTAGAAGTTCTTCTCGTCGTCGATTCCGCCGCTGCCGGCGTTCTCGGCCGCCTCCTGCCGCTGCTGCATGACCATGTTGCGGGCCTCGAGCTGCCGCTTCTGACTCATGATGTGGTCGCGCTGATGGCGCGATTTGCCCAGGTCGTCCCAGAAGTCGGGCGTCTCGGCGTACCACGGCGCCGCGCTGTTGATCTTCACCGCCGCATCGGCCATCGAGGCAATCGAAGGTGCGGCCGGGTTCGCAAAGTCAGCATGAACGGTACGCTCCATGTCGGTGAGCTCCGACAGCGGCTTGTCCTGGTCCATCGCCATGACCATCATCGCGATGTTATTCAGCGAGCGCCTGTTTCCCCTGTTCAGGGCTTCGGCCTCGATGACCAGCTGCTCGTTTGCTGCGTACACGCCGTCTCGGCTCATCGGGTTGGCGTAGTCCGCGATCAACGCGCTCATCGGGATGCATGTAGCCGACGCGAACTGGCCGGCGAGGCTACGCTCTTGCGCGAGGTGCGGCTCCATCGACGCTGCCGCGAACTGACCGACCGAGGGGACGTTTCCATCCTCGTCGCGCCCAAGAGTGAGTATGTGGCCGATCGCAGCGTCATATGACAGCTGGTCGAAGTCGTCCTCGGTGGCGCCGATGATGTACTTCTGCACGATGGTCGATACTTCGGAGGACACGCACTTCCTGAGCTGGATGCGCATGTACTCGTCGACGATCGCACGCACGTGCCTGCTTATCCTGCTCACGCCGAACGGCCTGAACTCGTTCGGCCTGTAGGCCATGGGCTCGATGAGCGGGCGCCCCATGATGTGTGGCTTGCGGTACGCCGTCCAGTGATCCTTCTCCTCGTCTCGAACGACCTCGATGACGCACTCGTCGTTGTAATAGTTCACCTGGTAGGGCTGGTCCTCGGCCTCGTCCCCGAGCGGCTTCGTGTCTACCAGAGCCATGCCGCAGCGTATGCGGTCCTTGGCGCAGTCCCAGATTCCAACCGCCGTCTCGGCCGAGTGGAACATGATCCTCACACCCAGCTCCGGATGCTTGTCGAGCACCGCGAAGGTGCAGCAGTGCGTCAGCTCGCCCATCAGCGCCTTCTCGTATTTGAGCTGGAACGAGTTGGCCGCCATGATCGTATGCAGGCTCGTCTCGAAGTCCTCCTCGTCGAACGAGAAGCCCTCCAGCTGGCTCCTGGCCGCGAGCACGTCGACGGCCTTGGCCGCCCACGAGCACGCAACGTCGAGCCCGTCGTACTTCTTCGGGACCGCGATGCCCAGGTTCTTCAGCTCCTGGTGCCCTAGGTAGTACTCCATCCTCAGCTGGTTCTTCGCGATGGTGGACTCGTGCACCTGCGCGAGCCGGCGGATGTCGGCGCGCTCGGCGTCCGTCAGGCCGTCGGCTTGGGCGATGTTGCCGAAGTTCATACCACACCCACTCTCATTTTCCTGGCCGGGTCCCTCTTAGTCGTCATCACGCCCCAGTAGGCGAGGGACACGGCTTCCATCATGGTGGGGTCGGTCTCGCCGATCCCGCCCCAGCCCCAGCCGCCGTTCTGGCCGATGGGGCGTTTCTTGCACTTGATTGCCACGTCGTCGAGCGCGGCCTGCCCGTAGTGGGTGACCTCCTGCTCCTTGACGGCGTTGTAGAACCTCGTCGCGCTCGTTATCACGTCGCCCGTCTTCGGCACGACTATCGCGAGCCGCGGGTATCCCCCCTCGCGCATCTGCGCAATGAGCGAGTCGGAGTGCGAGCGGCCGTCGATGACGGTCACCGCCGTGGTCGACTTCGCGTCGAGCAGGAAGTTCGCGAGCCACGACGTGCCCTCGCGCATCGACTTGTACTCGACGACCTCGACGTGGGGCTTGCCCTCGCCCTTCTTGGGCCTGAGGGCCACCGCCAGGGCCACCGTCGACCCGTCCGGGCTGAACTTGACGCCGAACGCCTTGCGCCCCTCTGTAGGGGGCTCGTCGGTCCTGCACCTCGCCCACATGTCCTCGCTCACGAGCGCGGACTGCGACTCGCTCATCCACCAGCCGAGCCTCTCGCGGGCGAAGCCGTCCGAGGTGAGGCGGTGGAACTCGGTCTCGGTGAAGTCCTCGTCCAGGCGTATGCCCAGCGCGGGGTTCGTCTCGTAGCACGCATCGAGCACGTCGGCGAACTTCGCGTGCATGTCGGGCGGCCTCTCGACGCTCCACTCATGCCACGCGAGCCTGCTGTCCTCGCCCTTGATCGCGTCAGCCCGGACGTTGCCGAAGACCTCGCAGGGCATCGACGGAGACGGCGGCGTCCCCGTGTAGACCAGCTGCCTGTTGCCGAGCGGCGCGGCGGCCATGGTCGACATGATCGCCTCCATCTGCTCGTCGGTGAGGAAGGCGGCCTCGTCGAACACGACGCAGTCGACCGTGAAGCCTCGGGCCGAGCCCTTGGAGCGCGCCGAGAACTCGATGGAGGCCCCGTTCTCCAGGAAGATGGCCTCCTGGCCGTTCGTCTTGCGGATACCCCTCCTGGGGTCTCCCTGCAGCAGCATCTCGGTCAGCTCGGGGTAGCGCGGGTTCGTGAAGAACCCGGCGAGCCTGAGGAACGACTTCCTCGCCGTCTTGACCTCGTGCGCCGTGTGCAGGATGGCCGACCCTATGCAAGTGAGGTGGTACAACTCGTACACCTCGAGAATCGCGTTCTTGCCGTTCTGCCTGGGGACGGACAGCCCGCATGTAGTCGCGGTGAACTTGTCGAACCCGTCGCGGCCAAGCCATGCGTCCAGCACGAGCTTCTGCCACGGGTCGGGCGTGAGCCCGTACGCCGAGGCGAGCTCGGCGGCGTCGTCCCCGTCGGTGAACCGCCTAGCCGGCTCCACCTGCAGCCGCGGCTCTTGACTGCCTCTTCGACTTGATGACATCGAGCGGAATCACCCGGCTTTCGTTCTTCGTCGGCTTCGCCTCGTCGTCGATGCCGAGCTGCTTGTTAAGCGCCCTAATCTCGGCCGAAGCCTGCTTCATGGTGGACAGCTGGGGCAGGGCCTTGATGTCGCCCATGTCGTTGCTGTAGGCCACCTGCACCTCGCCCCCCACGTCGATGTCGGACATGCACTTGTCCACGACCTCGTACCATGAGCAGAGCAGCGCCAGGACCGGCGCGTCGGCGGGGTTGAACTCCCGCCCCTCGGTTATCTCGTCCCACTTGGCGGACTTGAACGGGCTGTCGGCCACGTTCGCTGGCTTCTCGACCATCACGCCCCCAATCCTGAGGCCACCCGTGCGGCAACCTGCCTCCTGCGCTCTTCAGTCATACGTCGTAATCCTGACCAGGCGATATAGAAGCTGTCCTCGTCCTCGCCTTCCGGGAGCGCATCCCTCAGCGGCTGCATGACCTCCGAATACCTTGAGTTCGTGTCTCCGTACAAGAGCTCGCCGATCTCGCTCTCCGTAACGCTCGGCTCGTAGTCGTCGAGCAGCCTCCTCAGCTCCTCGTCGACTTCTCGTCCCCTACCGCTGTAGGCATCCCACAACTGGGACTTGACCCTGTTCACGACCTGGTCGACCCTCGCCTTGAGCTCCATGATGGACTCGTCAACGGCGTCGAGGACGTCGCCGCCCGTCGGGCGCGATGTCGCTGTCATGCTGGGCTTTGACTTGACCATCAATCCACCTCCTGCCTGTGCCTGAAGAAGTGGCCGCACGCGATGCGCGTGTCGGCGTGAATCGGTATGTTCGCCCTGTTGCACTGCTCGCAGAAGTAGAGATCCTCGGAGAGCGTTCCGTGCCTGTCCCCGTAGTCGACCCACCTGTAGTACGGGTAGTCGATTGCGTCGAACACCGCCGTGTCGATGAGGGCGCAGCCCATGCCGCCGCCCTTCACCTGCACCAGGTGCTTCCCCGACTCCCTCAGCTCCCTGAGTTCTTCTGCGGTCATCTGCAGGTCGTAGTTGTTGCTGCTGGGCTTGCAGAGGCACGTTGTGCCGTCGAACCTGCCCTGGTGGGCGTAGAAGCCCAGGCATACGGCGACCTCGTGCTCCAGCATGCTCACGAGCGCCCCGTCTGGCAGAACCACGTCGTCGTCGACCATGAAGACGTAGTCGAAGCAGCCCCTGACGGCCTTGTCAGCGATCCGCGTCCTCGCGGGGCCGCAGCCGTAGCCGCGTACGGAACCCTTCTCCACGTGGTGCCCCGCCATGGCAGCCTGCACCATGTTGTTCGCGATGCTGTCTGCGGCCTCGTCCCAGACCATTCCGCTGTAGGTCGGCGTCATGACCAGGACCCTCATAGCAGACTCCTTATCAGATCGCACACCCGCTCGGAGCTGTGCCCGTCGCACATGTCGGCGACCTTGTCGATGAGGCTCCTCTCGGTATGTCTCATGCCGGTAACGCACGCCGCCCTGAGGTGCGCGAGCAGCTTCTCCTCGTTGCCCTCTGCTGCTATACACCGCGAGCAGTACTGCTTCGGGTAGTCGAAGTACATCCCGCGGGTCGCCAGGTAGGCGTCCATGTCCGTGACGTCCAGGACGCACGGCTTGCCCAGCACGTAGGCGTCGAACATGATCGAGCTGTAGTCGGTGATGAGCACGTCGCAGTCCATGAGGTACGGTGCCGACGGCTCCAGGTACGAGGCCTCGGCGATGTGCGCGAAGTCCCCGTCCGTGAGCCTTCTCTTCGTGTAATAGTGGCGTTTCACGACTAGGATCTCGTCGTCTTCGAGCAGCCCGTCCAGCTTGTCCCAGTCGATGTTCGGGAGCCTGTCCCCGTCGTTCGGGCCTCGGAAGGTCGGGGCGTAGAGGTACGCCCTCTCGAACTTCGCCATGAAGGTGCCGCCGTCGCCCTTGCCCTTCCCGATGTACCAGTCCGTCCTCGGCATGCCGAGCGGTAGCGCGCGGTCGGCTGGTATGCCGAACTGGCCCGCGGCCATGTCTACGGTCTTCGTCGACGTGCTGATGACGTAGTCGTTGTGCGCGAGCGCGCGGGGG